CTTAAGTGCTTCGGGGATGGTTCCTTTTGTACCGAATGCGGCATCGTCCGCCGCGCTCTTGCACAACGTGAGGACGTTAGTGTCGCCCTTATCCGCTGTACCCACCAGCCCGATAACCGCCGTAACGATGTCGTTCACGGGCACCGTGTCGCTGGTGACGTTGATGTGCTCTATACCATGTAAAAAATCTGCCATGTCATAAAATTGTTATACCGTTTCCGGCGTGGTTTGTATTTATCCGGCTATTTCTTTTTGCTGTCAGCCGGTTCGACAGTTGTCGCAGCCACCTCTTTGATTTGGCGGCGGGCTACCATCGCACGAACCGCGATGTCATTCTCTGGCAACTCGACGGCATCGTCTTTTTTCAACGCGTACTCCTTTCGACCTGCGCCGGCCTTAACGCTGAAAACAACGTAAGGACTTACTACCTCGTACTTTTTCATTTTTCAGTAAATTCGTTTTTGATTTCCTTGATCGTCGGCACACTATCGGGGCGGTCTGCTTCGACAGTATAGGCTGCAAATGAAAATGTAAGCGCATATTGCCAATAGTTGTGCAGGCCCGAAACATAGCCGAACGAATTAAAGTAAATGGGTGTTTTCGCACCCAGCATCCGATGCCCCAAAAGACGGGATTTCGCCGCCTCGTAAACATCAAAAAGACCCAGTTTTCCCCGCCGGTTTTTCGCGCGGATGAATAGTTCGCATTGAACGGTTCCCAGTTGAGCCACGACGGCCAACTCCTCGCGTTCGGCGAACTCCGTACCGTTTACCAGCACGAAAATCTGCGGTTTCTCGGTCTGACGCGGCAACTCCAGAGCCTCGATCTTGGGTAACGGCTTGACATCGACACCCGGCATCTGCAACAACGTGACCAGCTCGTCCTCATACCTTTCGTAAGGGGACATGCTGGCGTCTGCCTTGGTTGTCATTGGTTGCTCCATGATCTATTCTTCGCTTTCGGCGTGCGGTGTCAAATGCGCCACATAGGTTTTTCCGTCAAATTTGGTGTCCACCGCAGTAATCAAATACCGTTTTCCACGTATTTCGAGGTATTCGGTCGTTTCGGCATCCACGGCTTGCTTCAGCCCGACGAAATTACCTTCGTAATACTCTGCGGTGGCCGTGCTCGGTCTATATTCGTAGCCCTCGGAGTCTCCGATCTGCGTGGGTTCGCTCGGGTCCTTGAACAACGCCCGTCCGGGAATATTTCCCCGATTTGGGGATAGCCAAACAGCGGGTTCGCCCATAAGGTTGGAAATGGTCGAAGATGCTATTTTGGCCATCCTGTCAAATCGGTTGTTCATACGCTCGGAGGTTATACGTTCAACTTGACCAACACCGTGGTATCGCCTGCGTCGGCAGCCTCCCAAGCGCATCCGACAGCCTTGTTATCCTCGGCCGTTGCCACAATACCGGAACCGTCGGCAGCAGCATACACCTTTTGGCCCTGCGTGATTGCACCGGTACCTTTGGCCAATTCGTACACGCCCGTAACGTTCAACACGACGGTTTCGTCCACGGCGCCGTCAGTAACGGCAACACCAGCGACGTCACCGATTACGCGTACATCACCGCTCTTGATCGCAGTTTCTGCGACTTTATACTCGATGGTCTTACCATCCTGGATGAAGTTTTTCATTGCTCTGTATTTTTAGTTTTTGCTTAAAATAGGGGCAGGCACGATAAATTCCGCCCCTGCGGGAAGTTTGCCGTTACGCTATTTCCCCGCTGCTTTCACGATGCCACGATAGTCGATCGCCGCAGCACCGAAATCGCCACGGACGGCATAGTCCATGGAGTCGGTTTTGAACTCCTCTGTGCTGTCCACACGCAGACCCTCGTTGCCCTCCAGGTATGCGTAGTAGAGACTATCCACTGCATACGGGTCGGCCATCAGATACCAAGCTTTTGGATCGGTCAATCGCGGCTCGACGATCACGTCGAACGCACCGGCGAAAACGTTCACGTCCTCGAACTTGACGGGCGTTGTCGCTGTTACCAGTTTTTTGGCCATCATCTCGTTCTCAGGTGACACAATGAGGTAACGTGGCACCATGCGAATAATCTGTCCCGCGATGTCTTTCTGCTTCATCATCGCCGTCTTTGCCGCCGCAAGACTCTCCTCGCTTAATGCGCTGCTGGCACCCGTGAGGAGGTTGCCGTGGGTAGCATCGAAAATCCCCTTGCCGTCGGACATCTTCACGTTGTCGGTCAGCAGACCCCACACGAGGTTTCCACGGAGCATATCCCAATGGCGGACGAATGCCGACGGGATGATCGAGAACACGCCCAAATCATCGTTGATGAACGCCTGCCGGGTGTAACTGATGCCCTCGCCGAACGTCTCGACGCGGATCTGCTCCTTGCTTTCCTTAAGCGTTGTGTACTTGATTTCTCCACCCTCGGGGATCTTCTTCATGCCATTGGCGACACCGGCCGAGTAAAGACCGCGTGCACGGAAATCGTCCACGCTGGTCTGTCGGGCGATTTTGTCCCAAAACTCCGGTGCGAACTCATACTGTGCCCGCAACATCTTGTTGATCACACCCTCGAACAACAGCGGAAAGTCGCTGGTGCTGTGCGCACGGTTGAAAACCATTTTGGCCACTTCGGAACGATCCAAGCCTCGGGTGTTGATACCGCGCTCGGACAACAGTTCGCGCCCGATCTCTACCATGGTCATGCCGCGAAATTCGCGGGCGCCGGCGTCCAACGAGAACTTGGACGGATAAATGCGGTGCAGCAGTGCGTTCTCCACGGCCATACGCTTCTTG